TCGAAGTTGTTGCTTTTCCTCCCGCAGCCGTAGTTGCACGAACAGGCCTATGGAGAGTGATATGCAATGGATCAGTGCGGATGAAGTAGTTCATCAGCTTATCTCGTGTTTGAAGCTCAGTCCACGCACCCATTTAGGTGGTCTCCCGAACGATTCGACCCATGCGAGCTCGACCTCTAGAGGGAGTCTCAACATAGCCGACATAGCGATCTGACATACGAAGCGCGTGACCCAGAAGTTCGCCTAGCTCTCGAGCGGCGTTACCTTCGTTCACATTTACCAACGCTACATAGTTGGCTGCTTTCTCGATCCATCCATGATAGGCAGCAGCACGAACATCACTGAAACCAAGTTCCAAGAAGTCGTCAATCTCATCATCAGAGAACATGGTGTCCGCAGCTGTGCCGCCAACGGGAATGCTTTCTCCGAGAAGTGCTCTCAGTTGACTAGCAGAGCTGCGGTTCACCATGCCCTCCTTTCTACTCGTCTTCGTCTTCGTCAGTCGCTTCGTAGTCGTCTTCCGACAACTCGTCCGCGTCTGATCTCCGCAACCGGGCGATCATCTCTTCCATGTTGCCGTCGGTGGACAAGCCTCGTTTGGCGAGCTCCGTGCGGCGCTTGGGGTTGTTCCACCCCTCCTCCTTGGAGTAATCGCCTCCAACGCCTTCGAACTCGTCGTTGTCGTCGACGATCCCCCCTTGGTTTCCCATCACGGGGACTGACTGCTCTGCGAGGGGAGTAGCCTTCGATGGCAACAGTTCCCTCGGAGTTTCGTCGTCGTCCCCATTGTCTGGGGGGTCAGGCATCGGATATCCATCCGGAAGTCGGCTACGCACCCGCAGGTACTCAGCCTCGTCCCATGAAAGGTTTTCGTTGGCAATGTCATCAGGGTCAATTTCCCTGGTCATCTGGTTCCTTTCTTGAGCTAGGTGCCAGTGGCCGGGCAGTGTTGGGCTACCCGACCACCGACATGATCTAGTTCTACTGGTACGCGGTCGGGATGGTGTACGAGCCGGCGGCGGAGATCTGCATAACAGCCCCTGCCCCTCGGTGTCGAACACCCGTTCCAAACGCATGGCTGTAGTACGAGTCGATCAGCGGGTAGTCGTGCTGAGCGCCCTTGAGCAACTTCAGGCCACGAAGGGCTGCCTTCTCATGGACTCGAATGCCCACCGGGTTGTCGATGTTGTTCGGACCCTTGGAAGCCAAGGCCAGCATGTAACCTGCTGGGATGTAAGCCTCCTCGATGATCACAAACTGACCGTACGAACCAATGGTCATCAAACCGGGCAGGTTCACCATGGTCGGAGCACCAATGATGCCTCCGTTCGCTGCCAGGATGATTCCACCACCGACATTGGCTGTCGGGATGAAGTCATACTTGGCGCCACCCGCTCGAGTGAAACCACGAATGGTCACACCTTGAGCTTCGTTGACGAACAAGAGCAGTTGATACCCGTTGACCGTGGAATAACCATGTTCGGTCAGGAGTCCCTGAAGATCATCAAGGTCACCCGAGACGACCGTACCTGCTCCACTGGTCACATAGTGTTCGTGACCGGTGCTGAAGGTGGTCAACTTCCACGCCGGAGGCACCATCGTGTCGCCATTGTAGAAGGGGTAGACATTGACATCGACACCGTCGATCTCCGCAATGCGAGTCACATCGTTGAAGATCGCTCTCATCACCCGTTGGAACACGAGACGGTTGTCCGCTTCGAGCGCCTGGTTGTGAAGGGCCCTGAGCTGCGCAGCATCGGTCTCAGCGAGAAATCGCCAAGTGTACCGCGTGGCCAAGTCCCACCACTTGAAGTCGTATCCCATCTTGAATGGAGGCCCGAGCCGCTGACCCTTTGGAACGCCGTACTCATCGGCCTCCTCGAAGTCTTCCTGCTCAGGATACCGCACACCCTCGACGTTCTTCTTCACATCGTACGTGAAGGGATCGGTCAAGGCATTGCGCTGGCTATTCCAGATGTTGATGGTCCGTTGGAACTCATCCCACATTTGTCCGAGTGGGAATCCATCCTCCGTCTCCGTGATGATGTCGCCGGATTCGTTGAAACCCTGAGCTGCTCCAGCGAAGGCAACAATGGGAGTATCGAGCAGTTCCGAAAAACCACCCGACTCGTCGATTGGACCGAGCTTGTCGAGGTTCAGAAGGTCTCGAAAGGTCAGCCCACGGTCACGTTGCATTGTGATTGTCATGTTGCTTCCCTCCCTTACGTTCCGATATGCGGCAAGACGCCGGTGTCGATGATGAGACGATCAGCTTCAACGGTAAAGCCGACGACATGCTGCGTCGCCGACTTGGCTCCATTGGTGATCACCCCTGTGGTTGTGTTGGCCGTGTAGACGGTGCCAGCCGCCCCACCAAACTCGACGAGTTGGCCAAGGTGGAGAACACTGATGATGTCTCCTGCCTTCTTGTCGTATGGTGAGACAATGACACCGACCACGCCCGTTTGGCCGGCTCCAACGACCACTCGTCCGCTGCTGTTGATACCCACACCAAGAGGTGCAGCACCGCCAGTCAGGTCGGCATTGAGAGGCGCACGGAACGAACCAACATTGGGTTCGGTCTTGTCGATGCGTGACATCTCTGTCAGTTATCCCTTTCTGTGCTAGGAATGGGCTACAGGGCGATTCTGTGTCAAAGCCGGGTAAGCGGCCATCAACTTCTCGTCCTGCAGTTTGTCTGGGGACTTGCGACTACCTCCGAACTTCGAGCCAGACTTGTCCTCCTGACCTTCGGCCAGTATGAGATGAGGCTTTGCCTTGGCAAGGGCTTGAAGGGCAGTTTCGACGCTGCCCTCATCCAGTTCGATCTCCGTCGGGTCCTCTTCGTCTTGTTCGACGTCGATTTCCTCCCGGTTGACGAGCTTGAGAGCGTCGTCGGTGTCCCGGAACTTCAGCCGTTGTGCGATCTTTAGGACAGCATTGTCGATTGCGCTATCCTTCAGTCTCACTGCAAGCTTCTGTGCCTTGGACTCTGCCTTGGAAGCGTCTTCCTTGGCCTTGTCCGATTCCGACTTCTCCTTGTCTTCCTGCCCGGCGACGAGTTTCTGGAGCTTCTTGAGCTCTCGCTCATTGGTCTTCCGTGCCCGTCGTTCTTTTTGCAGTGCCGACTTCAGAGCAGTCGTATCCTCGGTCTTGTCCTTGTCCTGCTCACCTTCTTTGTCCTCACCGTCGTCGTCGTCATCGTCATCTGAAGATTCCTCTTCCGATTCGCCTTCTTCTTCGTCGTCGGCTGAACCCCGAATGATGAGGTTTTGCAGGCTCTTTGGCAAGTCCTTCCTACGCGTCACGCGTATTCCTTTCGTGGGCCTCTCGCCCGGTTCTAGGTGACCCTTATGACCACCTCGATCTTACAGGCCAGTGCCAAGTGTGACATTGCCACTACTTGACTTCTGTCCCGTCACTTTCGTTCGTTCGACCCCGATTGTTCGACCGGGACCGATCTTGCCGAGTCTTCGTGTCCCCGGCACCTTTTTTGCGCCCCCCTGGGCCCGGGTTCCTGGAATCTTGGCCATTACCTTCCTCCTGTGTGGGTGCGAACTCTGCTGCGACTTCTGCGACCGCCCTCTGTAGGTCGATCTGTTCCTGAATGATCTGCTGGTCTTCGTCTGCAGGGAAGACGTAGTCAAGTCGGCGCTCAATCTCTGAACGATAAAACTGTGCCGAAATGACGTGGCGATCTTTCATGTTGTTCAGTTCTTCGAAGATTTTTGCCCTATTGGCCGGCAACTTCTCACCTAAGGTGATGACTAGCTCAGTGGTAGTCCAATCCTGGTTCTCATAGGCCTTGACCCAGAACTTCCAGTCATACCACATCTGAGTGAGTACTTCGACCCCAGCTGTGTCACGGTACTCAATCTTTGCCAATGTCGGCATGAACTTGATAGCCAGAGCAATCCCTGACTCTGCCACTGCAACATCGATTTTACCAAGTGCTACGTCGGTGGTTCCTGAGGATTGGAAAACTGAGTCATCCAAGTATCCCACGAAGTCCAGGACTGGCGTGACCGAGCTGATCCCCTCCAACCGCTTGACCATAGTAGCGCCCGGCATCTCCCAGACAGTACCTGGTACCACGACCCAATCGCCTTCCGTGCCATCGGCTTTTCTCGGACGACCAGCATCAGTAGCGTACACCCCCAGACCCACCAGAGCCAATGCGATCTCTGTATCAGACATCGTTTGGTTGATCCCTTTGAAGATGCGCTCATAGCCCTTCAGTTCTGAGTTGCCGAACTCATATCCGTCCCAATCAGCGTTCTTGAAATGGTACAACGGAATCTGAGTGATATGAGCAGGCAGTGTAGAAGGAGGTATGATCTGCCTTACCTTCTTTGCCTTCTGCGGATCGCTCCAGTTGTCTGTCTCCCAAAGGACCTCTTCCCTCCACACCAACTGGTCCTTACGGGTCTTGGTCTCCTCGTCGAGCTCATACCAGTAGTGGAGTATGTGAACCACCATCTTGTCAGGGTCGTCTGGATGAACCATAGGCTCGATGAGTTTGGCACCGGTCCTCTTTGTGATATCGTCGGAATCGAACTCAGGAAAGTATAGCGCTGGGTCAACAGTCGTCATCGACAACCGAGAACCCTCTGGGGCGAGGGGATCACCAGTGATATGGAAGATCCAATCCCCTCGAGTAACCCCTGCCAACTTGGCAATCTGAAATCGGCTATAGAAGCGCTCTCGCTTCATGAACTGATCCAAGAATGATTCGAGCTCTGTGTTCTTGGCAGGTTCCTTGGTACCCACATGCATGCCCTTGAGCAAGTAGTGGGCAGTGATATCCACGATCGTCTTGGGTCGAGGGATGTACAGGTCAGCGCCATCCTCATCACGACGGATGAGTTCGAACGTATCCTCTACGTTCCAATACATTGCCTCGTAGACAGTATAAGACCGCAGTCGCTGCTGATCCTGCTCGTTTGGCAACCAGTCGGGCAAGTTCTGCAGGTACTCCGGTCCCAGAGTACTGTATGGGGTTACCACGTCTAATGCCATTAGCGCTTGATCCTCGCTCTGCTCTGGCGGCTTATCGGCATCTCAGTCTCTGTGATATCGAAGTAACCGTAGATGAATCGACTCAACGCCTCGGGTCCATGGTTATCCTTATCCATCGGAATCTCGGTGTTGTTCTTCGCTTCGTTCTTGTGTTCAGGCCAGCGATACCCCTCTCGCATTTCCCATGCCAGGTGAGTACAGCGGTCTTTGTCGAACACAATCTGCGCTTGTTGCTCCTCGGGTGGTGCGTTCTCCGGTCGAGGCTTCAACCTCGTACGAATCATGGCATTCCGAGTAGTGATTTCTCCGCCAGTATTGCTAGCGAACGGTACACCCAGATGTCGACTAAGAATCCTCGAATCATCAGGGTTGTGTGGATCAGGATAGAACATCAAGCACTTCCCAATCCAGGGGTGATTCTTCAGCACCTCCTTGGCTATGCGCTCGGTATCCATTTCCTTGATGTAGTGCTCTCCAAGAACGTAAACGTTCTGGAAAGGATCCACCTGAATCCACAACCAGACGAACCAGTTTGTAAAGCCATAGTCGACTGCTGCATACAGCGGCCAATCTGGGTTGAACTTGATCCGCTTGAGGTGAATCTCATCATCCCATTCCTTCATGACTCTACCGACCTTGTCAACGAACTCCCCGCCATACTGGCGTCGGAACTCATCTTCTGTTAGGTCGTCTTCAGCTTCCAGGATTTCCGGATCATTTCGACCCCCAGGAAACACAATGGTATTCGTCCAACTCGGCATTCTCCAAGAACGCCAAGGCTTCGTTTCCCACTCAAGCCCTCGCTTCCAGGCCCAGTACAACAACGAGGTATCAGCAGCAATCTCTGGAACTCCCGTCATCAGAGACCACCCTCGCTTGTCACTAAGAGCAGGACGAACGTACTCCGTAAAGGTTGAGCGGCGAAGACGGCCCGCCTCAGCACAAACTACGAAGTCAAGGCCCTCACCAACCAAGCTTTCTGGATGTTGTGCACTTCGGCACTCGAGATCGAAACCCCAGTTAGTGACGATGTGCATGCTACCGTTTTCCACGTTACGAAGAAACTTGGTAGAGACCGTGTCAATACCCAGTGCTTTGAACGAGTCATAAACTACGCGAAACTCCTTCTCGCAGTCCAAGTAGTTAGGACCGATGATCCAGCCCCGTTGTACTTCCCCTCGCCTATTACGAACGAAAGCACAGGGTTCTACTTCCTTTCCACCAAGTAGCGTCTTGCCCCACCGTCGACCATTACTCAGCGCCCGGTGCCTGTGTGGATCGTAGTGAACCTGTTTTTGCCCGTCATGAGGCTCGTACCCAGTTTGTGAGAAATAGACATCCTTTCTCAGGACTCCACCATCCAAGCCGGGTAATGATGCGTTTAGTACGGGCATTGTTCTCCTATTCCTGACCCAGCCAGATCCTCCGATTGGGTCGAGATGTCACATCATCAGGTTCTCCCGTCAGATGCATGAGTCGCAACTTTTCCCAGGGGATAGGAATCGACCCTGGCGGCTTGGCAAGGACTGTATTGTCCCTTGTCACTCCAGAAAACTCTTCTTCGCCTGTGTCAGGCAAATGCTTGTCGGCCATTAGTCCTCCTGACGGGCCACACCCAACCTTTGTCGATGCGAGGCCACTAAACCACCTGTTGAGGTGCATTCAATCCAGAGCACTTCTGGAGGTTCTGTAAGCACGGGCATGAGTAGTGTCCAGATGTTGTCGTCGACTTCAGTGATTGCCGGATCAGGAGAAGTCACATCCTGTAGTACCTCTTCATCAGAGTTGGTCACAACCCAATGAGTGCCAGTGCATACTCCAGTCCCGCCAGAGATATCTCTCATGGTTGCCGTGATAGTCGGTTGTTGACCCGATTCAAACGGACCCAATACCTTCAGCGATATGGGCATTACACCTCCGCTTCAAAGACTATGTTCGGTGCTTCAGCGAAGAACGAGATGCTCGGTGCGTCGGCCGTAAACTGTATTCTTCCGAGAACCTCAGCAAAACCAAACGTCACATTCTCTGCTCTGGTCGCACTCAGACCATCCTGAATCAGTAACTGCTGATGTTGGGTCAAGACTACCAGCTCAGCCTGGGTTAGACTGACTGAGTCCTGGATGACCAATCCACCAGCAACCCCCAGAGTCACATTCTCAGCAAGGGTAGCTGAACTGGCATCTTGGATAATCAGGTTGGGAACTAAGGTAATGCTATCAGCAACTGTAGTACTGGAAGCATCTTGGATAACTAAGACATGATGTTGAACCAGGATGACGTTATCCGCAATCGTAGTCGACTGAGCATCCTGAACACTCAGAACTCCAGCAACCCCTAAGGTCACATTCTCAGCCTGCGTACCCGACGCCCCATCCTGGATAGCCAAGATATTATGCTGAGTGAGAATGAGGTTGTCAGCAATAGTAGCTGAACTTGAATCCCCAATACTCAAGACACTATGTTGAAGCAAGGCTACGTTGTCAGCAAAGGTTGCTGAGTTCCCATCCTGAACTGTCAGGATGTTGTGCTGGATTAGAGCAACATTGTCAGCAACCGTAGTCGATCTGCCCTCAGCAATGGCAAGTACGTTGTGCTGAGTCAGGACGACATTGTCAGCGACTGTAACAGAGCGACCTTCGTTGATCGCCAAGATGTTATGTTGTACCAAAGCAACATTATCGGCAACAGAACCCGAAGTTGCATCTTGAATCGCCAGAATGTTGTGTTGCGTCAGAGAAACATTGTCTGCAACTGTAGCACTAAACCCCTGACTGATCACCAAAGAGGGAGAACTTACAGCCAAGACTACATTATCTGCGATGGTAGCAGAAAAACCCTGGTTGATTGCCAGGATATTATGTTGTGTCAGAGCGACATTGTCTGCAAGGGAAGCACTAAAACCCTGGTTGATACTTAGAATATTATGCTGAACTAAGACGACGTTATCAGCAAGAGAAGCCGAAACCCCATCGTTGATCACCAGAGTAATAATGGGGTGTATGATGATATGTTGTGCCCGCCAGGCGGCTGAAGCATCAACACCAAACGTACCAGGATCCTGAGCCGAGCCAGTATTCAGCTGTCTCGAGGCGGCAAGAATCAGTCCACCAAGATTGGTGCCAGCAACACCGCACGACTTCTGCAGTGGGGGATTTGGCAGATAGTTCGTGGGTGGCGTGTTGCCCCACGTGTCGTCGTCGGCTTCTTCGCCGGCCATCCCGGCGAACGCGATGAACAAGTAATCCTTGACGACACCACCAGTCGGGGTCACCGACGGCGGATCTGGTGTTGCTGATGTACCAGTTGCTGTCGTGCCAATCTGAGGTGTGATCGACTTGTCAGCACCTGAGATGCGGTAAGCGATGCTCGCCGACCTAGTCGCAGCCGTCGACACGAAGGTCGGATTGCCCGGTACCCCGGCCCCAGTGTAGCGCAGGATCTTCAGTCCATTAGCAACCGCCTCATCAAGAATCTCTCCCCAGTCAGTCAACGCATTGAGCGATGCCGACGTAGAACCAATATCCATGATGATCAAGACTAGATCAGTAGAGATGATACTAGCAGGCAGAGTTATCGCGTGGTTTGTACCTGCTGTACTGACCGCTGTTTCAGCAGGAGTACCCTGGACGGTTGGGAACGCCATACGTCATCGTTCCCTTCTACTTCTAAACGAATGTTTGCTTCGGCAGCTTATGCCGAGCTCCACCTACCGTAATATTTCCGTCGGCATCATGGGTATGTTCGATGGTCTCGAAGTCACGACCATAGTGGTCAGTGATATCGTGGGTGTGGGTCGTGCCCGCCGCAACTGCAGTCTTACCCGAGTGGGTGTGATGCAAGTTGGGACGCTTGTTTGGCGGTGTATCTTCGAGCTTCATGACCTTCCTTACGTGGGATCGTTGATTTCCATGACATCGAACGCCGGGAAGTCCACTGTACCAGCGGCCGTCAAGGCTTGAGAGGTGCAAGTCGTGCACCAAAGAAGGGTTGTGCCGTCGGTACCAACGACATGAGTCGCAGTGCCAGTGTTGTCGATCACTACACCGCTCTGAGCTAGCACTGTCAGCTTCCGACCACTGGTATCGCCGTTGGCGATGGTGTAATCGCCGTTGCCATTTCCAGCAGTCATGGCGATATCTGCCAATGACACAGCAGCAATGCCGGCATGGTTAGCCGGCTCGGCGGAAGTGGCATGCATCGTTGTAGCATTGTCCGCTACTAACAATGAGCCATCCAAAACTGTATCGTCGTATTTCTTTGCCACTGTTTCTCCTCAGAAGAGTGATGCCACACCTGAAGGTACGGCGACTACTAGGTAGCGGAATCCCTCCACTTTACGGCGCATATCAACCATGCTCGGACCAACCTCGCCGTTAGGATGGGTGTGCCAAACGATGAAATGATTCCTTCGTAGTTCCGACAGAGGCTCAACCAATCGCTCAGCACACCCATAAATCACGTCGACCAGGCCCCCCTCCTCTAGCTGGTAGTGACGGTGGGGTTCCGGGGATACGTTCGGCACACGTTCTACCCGGCCGTCTGGAGTGATGATGCCGCACGCTTCAAGGGGACTCTCGTCCAGCCCGTGGCGAAGGACCTGGTCAACGATCTCAGGAGTGACTAACGCGGCCTGGATCATGGAAGGCGACTCCCGTCACTCGTAGTTCTTTCTCGATCTCATCGAGGTCATCCGTCGTGATGATTCCCCTACGCAGCAATGCGAGTCGCAATATCGCATCGCTCGTGATCGTAGCAGGCAGCCCATTCGATCCCTGTTGATTCCCCTCGTGCGCATCGGGTGATTGCTGCGATCGTGCGACGAGAGTCTTCTGTTGACCGGGCGAGCAAAACTCATGGACGATGTTCGGTGTGTTGTGTTCAGCTCGGGGGAGGTGACAGATGGTGCACTCCTCAGGGATCATCTTTGCTTCTCTCAAAGCATCAGCAATCTCTTGCAACTCACTCTGACTATGAGTCATCCTCATCCTCCGCTTCCCAACTGGCCACGTCCATATAGCTCGCCGGCAAGGAGTACTGGTCTGTCTGGTTCCCGTCGATCATTGTTGGATTCACAATAGCCATGCCTAAGATACCCTGAAGCTTGGCATTGATATCCATCTCCACGTGCTGCTTCGGCTTGCCTACAACATGCTCAACCAGCCACTTCGCCATGTCAGCCTGTACCGACCGTGGGGTGTTGCGCCGCCCCTTCACATCTGTGGAGTTATCTGTGAGAATCGTCGCCACCATCTTCAACGCATCGACAGTGTGAGTATTCATCTCCTCACGGACAATCTCAGAAAACCTTCGCACGATCTCCTCGTGCAACTGCCTGGACAGAAATCCCGGTGCCTTGCCTCGGAACGAGCCATCATC